CGCCCGTGCGGATTTCCATGATGGCCGACGTGCCGATGGTGCTCTCGACCGCGTCGAGGCGCGCGTTGCGCACCGCAACCGAGTATTGCAGGGTCATTCCACGTCCTCTCGGTCAAGGGCCTCGATCAGCCCTTCCTTGTTGCGCACAACCTTGAAGCGCGACTTCTTCGCCTTCTTCGGCTCGTCATCCTTGCTGTCGGCCTTGAGCTTGTCCTTGGCCATCCCGACCTTGTCGTCCCCGGCCTTCGCCTTGACGCTCAGGTCCGCCGCCTTCAACTCCCGGTCAGCCGCCATGCCCTGCTCGTTCGTCGCCTGCTGGCGCTGGCCAAGCTGAATGTCCGCGGCCATCTTGCCGATCTCGGCGCGGGTCTTCTCCGCCTGCGCATTCTTGAGGTCGATCTCGGCAGCGGTGAGCGGGGGCTTGAGCGCGGCTTCCTGCGCCTTCATCTCCAGTTCGCGCGCCTTGAACTGCATCTCGGCGGCGCGGGCTTGGCTTTCGCGCTCCTGCGACGCCTGATCAATCTGCGCCTTCTGGGCTTCGAACTGCATCTTGAGTTCGTCCAGTTCCGCGCGCTTGGCGTCGATCTGAAGCTGGGCCTGCTTGAGTTGCGTCTCGGCGCCCATCTTCTCGGTCTCGGCGCCCATCTTGGCGATCTCGGCCTGCTTGCCCTGCATCTCCAGTTGCATCGCCGCCTGTTGCGCCTGCTGCGCCTGCGGATCGTTCATCTTCTCGATGATCTTCCGCTTGTTCCGCAGCGAAGACGCCTCGATGAGCACGTCCGGCGGGAACTGCATCATGCCCGACTTCGCCAACTCCACGAGGCTCTGGAACTCCTCCTGCTGGAGCGAGGCATACTCCGGCGTCATGTCGATGATGATGTCGATGTCGAGCGACCCGACGTTGTTCTCCAGGATCGGCTCGCCCGTCTTCGGATCGACAACCGGCTCCATTGCCGGCTGGCCGTCAGGCCCCATCGCCGGCTGTCCCGTCATCGGGTCCATTACCGGCCGCATCATCGGCTGGTTCACCCCGAGGAACTCCAAGCCCTCGGTCTCGTCCGTCACCCGGATAAACCGCGGCTCGGTCCAGAACTGGCGGATGCGGTTCCACATCGCCCGGTAGACCCGGAGCGTCCAGTCCTTCAGGTTGTCATAGAACGGCGCAAGCTCGGCCATGCCCGCCTGCTGCTGCGCGATGATCGCCCGCCCGCTCTGTGCCCCGTCCAACTGCCCAAGCAGCGAGGCGTTCGGGCCGAGCATGTCGATCTCGCCCTTGCTCTCCTGCAAGAGTTCAAGCTGGCCCTGAAGCTGGTCCTGGTTCGGGATGATCTGGAAGCTAGGCGCTGTCGAGTTCGGGTCTTGGTCGTACTCGACGTGCCCGTCTGGCAGCGCCAGTTCCCGCTTCATGATCTTCGTGTCGGCGACGGCGCCGCGCTGGCCCATCGTCTGCCGGCTGTTCAGCATGTGCAGCGCCTTGGAACGCCGCTTGTTGACCTCGTCCTGCGCGCTTATCCAGTCGAGCACCACGCCGTAGCGCCCATTGTCCCTGTCGATGTAGCACGACTGGAGGATGATCGCGCAGTCGGGCTTGCCCTCGGGGCTGTCCGTGTAGTCGAGGTATGGGCTGACCTCGTTGTAGATCACGCCCCCACCGCACAGCAGCGCGAGATACCACGTGCCCTCGCACCGGTAGTACATGTGCGCCAGCTTGACGCGCTTCTTCTTCTTGTCGCCCCATGAGACCGTGGCGCTCGCAGGCCTGTCATCGTAGGTGCTGCCGGACGTGTTCTCCATCGAATGCTGGAGCATCTCGGACAGAACCTTGGGGTCAAGCCCGTGGTCGTAGCCGTTCGCAACGTCGATGGCTTTATCGAGGTTCATCCACTTCTGAACCCCGACATACTCCGCATCCCCGAAGTCGAGGTCGCGCGAGAACGGGTCGAAGAAGATTTCCTCCCAACGCAGGCGCGTCAATTCCGGGTCGAAGCCCGCAGCCTTCTCGCGGACCGTGACCTCGACGCCGCCATAGCCCTCAATTGCGAGGTTGTAGCAGAACGCCGAGCGGATCGCATCGAAGCGGGTGATGTCCTCGACGTAGACCAGCGCCTTCGTCGCAACGTCGGCAGCGTCCTCGTCGTCGGGATTGCGCGGCAGCGCCCGAGGGTCAACCCGGCCCTTCTGCTCGATGCCGACGATGCTGTCCACCTTCCGCTTGATGCGGTTGATCGTCAGCACCGGCTGCTTGCGCTTGTTCAGGACGCGACGCTCCTCCTCGGTCCACTGCTTGCTGTCGTAGTAGTCGCGGCACTGCTCGGAGCGCGCTCGGGCCTCGTCGGTCTCGTCGCTCGCGGTCTCGACCATCCGCTTGAGGTCTTTGTGGCCCAGGCCAGCGGCCGGCTTTGCTGTCACGCCGTTTTCCAACCGCCATCATCCTCCGGCTCTTTGAGCCCGTAGTCGCCCGGCCACTTCGGCTTGTTCACGATGCCCGGCACGAGCTTGCCCTTGCGGTGCGCCCGTTCGAGCGCGTACCGCAGCGCGTCGATGTTGTGGTTCCAGGCGTCCTCAACGACCGGGAGGATCTCCTCGGTCTGCTTGTCGCGCTTGTAGCTGTAGCGGTTGAACTCGTTCAGCGTCGCCGTGCAGCGTGGATGGATCACGATGTCCAGCCCTTGCAGGAACGTGATGCCGCTCTCAACCGAGCCCATGCCCTTGATCGCCGGGCCTAGGCGTTGGAGGCCGAAGCGGCGGCAATAGTCGATGTTCTGCGGCACTGCGCTGTCGGCCGTCGAGGGCCACCGCGCGAGGTCGGGGAGACCAGCTAACAACACACTCGGCATTCGGTCGGTAGAAACACCTACCTCGCTAACCTCGTGCGAGATGTAGAGCGTCTGCTCGTCCACGAAACAGCACCGAACCCCGGCGAGGGGATCGACGCTGAAGCCCCAATCTACCCCGTAGAACCACACGACGCCTTGCGGCTCGCCCATGTCCCCGACGCGGTAGTTGCGGAAGATGCGCGCCTCGGACGCCATCTCGTAATGGCCGCCCCAGACGTGCTCCGCCTTGTCGCGATCCCTGCGGTAGTCGAAGTCCTTCTCCGCCCGAAGCTCCACCGGGAACCACGGGTTATCGTCCCAATTCGCCTCGACCACGATTGAGCCCGTTGGCGGCTCGCCACCGCGGAACAGCACGTCAACCGGGTCGGTGTCATTCTTCGGGTTGTAGCTGAACCACAACTCGGAGCCCGTCTCGCGGATCGTCGGGCGTAGCAGGTCCAGGCTGCGCTGAGAGAGCGACTGCGCCTCCTCGACCCACGCGCGGCTATAGCCTTCGAGCGACTTGATGCTCTCACTCGTGTGGTTCTGCATTCCTTGGAAGATGATCAACCCGCCGCCCGGCGTTCTGATCTCCGCTTCCTTCACGTCGAACACGCCACCGAGCCCGAGCGCGCCGATCTTGTCCTCGATCAGCCGCTTGACCGACTGCTCCAGGGACTTCTGCACCTCGCGGATGCAAACGGCGCGAAGGCCCGGATTGCGCAGCGCATCCTCGACCAGCAACTCCGCGAAGAAGTGGCTCTTGCCCGAACCGCGCCCGCCGTGGACGACCTTGTACCGGGATGGTGCCAGGAGCGGGAGAAAGACCCGGGCTGTCTCAATCCGCAGCTTTGCTTGCGTCAATGATCACGCGCTCCACAAGCGAGACGCCGAGCGGGTTCTCAGGGTCGCCGGAAATCTGTGTGGATTGCAGATCGGGCATGACCTTTTTCAGCAAGCCGAGGGCTGCTGTTACCTGAGTGCTCGACAACTCGACCGTGCCTTCGACGTGACCGACCAAGCGGTTGAGAATTTGAGAGTTCGCGATTTTAGTCCGGTGTTCATCGGACATGATGAAACCGCGGGGTCTGCCTCTCTCTGCCATCAGATCAACCGGCTTGCCATCCACACGACGAGGATGACTAGGATTGCGATGACGAGGGCGCGTTCGACGCTCACGGTGTTCCCCCCCATGTGCAAAAGCGGGCGTTATGCTTTGCCGCGTCGGGGCCGCCGAGGGTCAACGCCCACGTGGCCGATACGAGGTCGCCGAGAATCCGGTACATCTCGGGGAACTTTGCGGGCGCGTCGGACGGTGCGATGCCTTGGGCTTCGGCGCGCTGCACGATGTGCCGGCGTTGCGCGTGGATGCGAGCCCTTATGGCATCAACTGTCATCGATCACACTCACCTTGTACCCCGCAGGGAACGGTCCCCAATCGCGGGTTTCGTTCGGCCCGACAGCGAAGCTGGTGTTGACCGCGGCTGTCGGCGCGGTGCCGAACGCTACCCAGATCGTGCCGCTGCCGTTGTTGCGCACCCGACAGTAGTCGCCGAGCGCGGTGGTGGGGGTTGTGGCGCCCGCGCTGCCCGACGAGGTCAGTTCGATGTCCACGCCTTCGGGCGCGTAGACGGGCATCCCGCGCTGGTTGTCCACGCGGCCGAAGGTGACGAACACCTGCGCCATCAGATGACACGCTCCAGGAGTTCGCGGACGACAGCGCGGACCGTGTCCTTGTCGCCGAAGCGGAGGGCGGACTTCACCTCGTAGGCGGTGAGGATCGCGACGGCTCGGTCCACCTGATCCCCGGTCGGCTTGGTGTCGGTCTTCGACATGGGAGCCTCCAAACGCAAAAAGCGCCGCGGATCATGTCCGGGCGCGAAATTCCAGCGTAGGGCGATGCTACGGGCATCCTCGCGTTTTGTCAACTGCGCTCAATCCCATAGATGTGGGCGCAGACTTCCAGTGCTTCGAGGAACGCCTTGCGGGTCGTTCTGCCTGCCATTCGATTGGCCGGGCCGAGGCCTTCGCCGAAACAGCAGACGCTGATGAGCAGGTTGTACCGGGCTGGCCCGACCTTCAGGAGGATGAGTTTCAGCCTGCCGTTTGCCCGCGCCCAGCGTTCAGCTTGGCCCTCTGTCTCGTGGCCCACGCCGCCGATGGGCAGGATCGTGCTGTCCCGCGAAGGCGAGCCGTTGCCGCGGACGATGCACCACGTGCCCTCGAACGCGCGCCCGGCTTTGTACAGGCGTTCGGTCAGCGTGGCGTGGGCGCGGAGCTTCGCCAGGATGTCGGGGTGGGTGTTCGTGTAGACGGCGAGGGAGCCCTTGCCTTCGGGCTTCTCATAGCCGCCCTTGGCTAGCTGCTCGGGGGTGGGGCCGATGGGCTTCTTTGCGGTCTGGGTCTGCAATCGCTGCTCCTTTGGCCTAGGCAAAATAAATGCCCCGCGTATGCGATTTACCGTTGACGTCTGCCGCGCGTGGCATTATGTTGGAGTTATCAGAGGGAGAGACGAGATGACCACCAGCAAGTTCACGTTTTCGAAGTTCGGGATCAGCGAAAACCCGGTCGGCACCAAGGTCGCATGGAACGTCGGGAGCCGGCACTACCTCGCTGATGTCGTAGGCTGCTACCGCTCCGAGCTTACTGGCGTTACCATGCTCGAAACCCGGCATTTCAACGGCGAAGACGCGCCGGACGTGGCCGCCACTTACGTCGAGATCATCCGCTGATGACCGACCGCAAGACCCAGAAGCGCCGGCTCGAAAGGGCCGGCTTCGTCCATGTCGCGGGATGGGTGCCAGCAGCCTATGCGGCGCGCGTACAGGCCCAAGTCGATGCGCATAGGGACGACGTACGGCGCGTGACGGATGCGCCTGTAGCCCCCCGTGGGAGGCCGCGGAAGCCATAATCACCCGCGCCACCACATCATGCCGGCGATGCCTACGATGAAGCCGACGAACAGGGCCGGCGAAACCATGCGGTGATGCTCGATTACCCACTGCGCCGCCGGGGTCACAGGCGCATCTCCACCATGTCCAGCCGCTCGGCCTCGGCGGCCATCTCGCGGAGCGTTGCGGCGGTCGCCCTCGGCTCGTTCCGTCGATCATCACGCCCGTTCGCGAAGCCGTGTCGGTAGCAGTGCGATCGGTTCGCGTTGGGCTCCGGGCTGTCCGGGTCGAAGCCGTCGAGGTAGCCCGTCCACATCTCGTCCTTCAATGCATCCTCCCCTGTTCGGTCATGTGGTGTGCCATCAGCGCCGAGCGGCGGATGAAGGCGGGCGCCTCCGGCCCGAGCTCGTTGATGTGCAGCACCATCCAGGCGTTGACGAGCGCGAGCATGTCCCAGTTGCCGACGGCAACCTCGTGCTCGGCGAGGAGGTCTTGGAAGGCGGCGAGGAATGTGTCGTGGGGGTTCATGCCGTCCTCCGATTGACCGATGTCGCATAGACCGTGAGAGCCACCGCCCCGATCATCCACGCCTTGCCGACAAGCTGGCCTGCGATGTGGTCGAGGTTCCCGAAGGCGAACCAGAGGAAGATCGCGCTATCGGCGACAGCCCCGACCGCACTTGACGCAACGAGCGCGGTGATGAACCGCCGCCGCGCAAGAGGCGTGTAGATGGCGAAGTCGAGAAGTTCAGACAGGCCGAACGCGACAGCCGAGGCGAACGCGAGCGAAAGGGGCGACAGGCCAGCCGAGATTGCAGCCCCGAGAGCAATGGCAACCAGAGACCATCCTTTGCCGAGGTCGCGCTGGACGACATCACGAAGGACTAGCGCCAGACCCGCCATGTAGACGCCGGATGGCGCCATGAAACCGAAGCCGACCGGCAAGAGACACGGGTCGTTAGGGATGCACGTCCCCACATGGCCGATCATCAGGTTCGCTGCGGGGATCGTCAGCAGGTAGGCGATGAATGCGATCAAGCGACGAGCTCCATCTGTTCGGGGCGGTGCGCCCACCGCGACGGGGTCTGGATTGCGTCCCAGCGGTCTGCCATGGCGCGCGGCGTGTTCTGCGGACGGTTGTGATTGCGGGCGATGTCGGTACTATCGACCGAGGCGAACGGCCAGCGTCGGCCGGATAGCTGCATCCCGCGGAGCATGTGCAGGCTAGGGGTGCGGGCGTGGGTGCGGCCGATGGCGTTCCAAGCTTCGTCCATCTTCGCCTCCCACTCGGGCGACAGGACGACCGCGAATTGCTTGCTCGACCCGATGCAGACCAAGGGCCATTCATCGATCAGCCGCAGGAGGCGCCCGATGCTCTCGTGCATGTGCCAGACCGGGGCGCCCTTGCGGCCATGCGGCCACTGGCGGATCAGCGCGTCCTGCACTTCCTCTCCGGCCTCGATAACGTCGGGGATGATTGCCCAGGTCGTCGGGTGGTCGAGCCACGGGTCTACCCAGGC